CCGGCGGTCGGGTCGGCCGTTCGAGCTTGTCGAGTTGACGGGGCAGCAGGTCGCCGAGGCGTGCCAGTCGTTCGCTGATTTGGTCGTTGCGGGGCGCGTGCTGCATCCGTCCGATCCGATGCTCGACGCGCACGTGATGAACGCGCAGCGGCTCGATCAGCGCGACGGGTGGCGGTTCGCGCGTCGTGGGGCGGGGCACGTGTCGGCCGCTTATGCCGCTGCGGGGGCGGTGCAGGCTGCGTTGACGTTGCCGAGACCTACGGGGCGGCCGCGGGTGATCGTGGCGCGGCACGCCTAACATCGTCCGCTGTAGATCCGGTATTTCTAACTGGTATTGTTGTTGGCGTGGGGTTCGTTCGAGCGGTACTGCGGTGGGTCGGCGTGCCGGACACGCCGCCCCCGCGTGCCGACTCGTCCGTGTCGTTTTCGTGGGACTTGCAGACATCGCCGATTGATGATCTGATCACTCGCGATGGGCGGGAACTGTCCAATGTGCCCGTCTCGCGTGACCGGGCGCTCACGGTTCCCGCGGTGTTGCGCGGGCGAAACTTGATCTGCTCGATCGCCACGCTCCCTCTCGTAAGCAAGGCGTCCGATCGCACCGAGACGCGTACGCCGCTACTCGAGCAGATCGACGACACGGTTCCCAACGTTGTCACTCTGTCGCAGACCGTCGAGGATCTTTTGTTCGAGGGTGTCGCGTGGTGGCGCGTCCGGTCGCGGATGGCGGATGGGTTCCCACGGTCGGCCGAGTTCGTCAACGCCTACCGGGTGTCGATCAACCCGCCCGCTGGTGCGCCGCCCCGACGCTTGCCGTCGGGGCTGTATCCCGGCGAGTCGGTGCTGTGGGTCGATGGCGAACCGGTGCGCGGCCGAGACATGATCCGGTTTGACTCGCCCAACCCCGGCATCTTGACCGCCGCTGCGCGGGCGATTCGGCGGGCGATCGTGTTCGAACGCGCCGCGGCCATGTACGCGCGCAATCCCCGGCCGGTCGAGTACTTCACGCCCCTTGAGGGTGCCGATCCGGCCACCGACGAGGAGATCGAGGAAATCCTCGCCGCGTGGGGTGAGGCGCGCCGCAAGGGCTCGACCGCCTATGTGCCCGCGTCGCTGCGCTACAACACCGTGGACATGCCATCCCCGGCCGAGTTGCAGCTCGTCGAGCTGCAAAAACAGGCGGCGGTCGACATTGCAAACGCGATGGGTCTGGACGCCGAGGACCTTCAGGTGTCGACGACCTCACGCACGTATCAGTCGGCGGTCGATCGGCGCCGCGACCGGATCAACGACGTGTTGTCGCCGTACATGAACGCGATCACCGATCGGCTGTCGATGAACGACGTGACGAAACGTGGATATCGCGTGGTGTTCCGGTTGGATGACTACATGCGCGCCGACCCGACCACGCGGTGGAACACCTACCAGACCGGCCTACAGAACGGCGTCGTATCGGTCGCCGAGGTGCGAGCGATGGAAGGGCTTCCCGAGATCCCCGTCGAGCCGCGCCCGGTTCGCCGGCCGGTCGACCGTCGAGTAGAGGACACGCGTATGAGTACCAGCGGCGCACAGTTCGCCGACGACATCGGCGACGGCCTCGAGAGGATCGCGTTCGACGGTCCTCCTGTCGACGCCGAGTTCCGCGTCAATCGTGAGCGGCGCATCGTCGAGGGTCTGCTCGTTCCGTGGGGCAAGGTCGCCCGGTCGTCCGGCGCGGCCTACACTTTCGCTCGCGGTTCGTTGTCGTGGTCCGATGTGTCGCGGGTGAAGCTCAACCGCGAGCATGACCGGCGCGACGTTGTCGGCGTGGCGCGGCGCCTCGAAGTCACCGACGAGGGTCTCGTCGGCACGTTCAAAATCGCTCGCGGCGAGGACGGCGACCGTGTGTTGTCGCTCGCCGAGGACGGCGTCCTCGATGGGTTCAGCATCGAGGCCGAGTTCGACGAGGGTGGAGTTTCATGGTCCCGCGACGGCGACGGTGTGCGGCACGTGTCGCGTGCCCGGCTCGTCGGCGTCGCCATCACCAGTAGTCCAGCGTTCGACGATGCCCGAGTGTCGGGTGTCGCAGCATCCAGAGAGGACGCACACGTGTACAAGCAGCCCGACGAGCAGGATTCCCAGGAGGCGTCGGTCGCCGGGCCGGACGCCGCGGCGTTCACGAGCGCGGTTGAGGCGCTGTCCGGCGCGATTGAGCGTCTCGGACAGGTTCAGGCTGAGTTGCCGCAGAAGATCGCCGATGAGGTCGCCAATACGGCGGGACCGGCGTTCGTCGATCCGGTCGGCCGTGACAAGCAGAAGTTCAGCGTCGAGGAAGAGCCGCTGTATCGGTTCGACGCGATCGGCGGTCGGCACGATTTCAGTACGGACATGATCGCCGGCGCCAAGGGTGACGACGAGGCACGCGCCCGCGTCGAGCAGTGGATCGCGGCCAACTTCTCCGTCGAGACCGGCGACGTCGAGTCGCTCAATCCGGCACGGCAGCGCCCGGACATGTACGTTGACCAGCTCGACTACGTCACGCCGATCTGGGACTCGATCAACAAGGGGGCGATCAGCGACAACACGCCGTTCGTGCTGCCGAAGTTCGACAGCGCGTCCGGTTTGGTCGACGACCACGTCGAGGGCACCGAGCCCGCGTCTGGGAACTTCTCGACGACGTCGCAGACGATCACCCCGTCGGCGGTGTCCGGCAAGGTCGAGATCACCCGCGAAACGTGGGACCAGGGCGGCAGCCCGCAGCTCTCGTCGATCCTGTGGCGACAGATCGTGCGCGCCTACCGCGAGAGCCTCGAAAACGCCGCAGCGGCGATGCTGGCCGGCCTCACGGTCGCGACGATCGACCTCACCGGCACCGACACTGAGTTGACCGACGGGCTTAAGCAGGCGCTCGCCGCGTTGCAGTTCGTTCGCGGCGGTAACCGCTTCCGTGACTTCAAGCTGCACCAGGAGTTGTACGCCGCGCTTGCCGGTGCCAAGGACGGCAACGGTCGGCCGATGTTCCCGGTCTTGTCGCCGAGCAACGCCGACGGCACCGCGGATGCGTTCTTCGGCTCGATCGCCGTCGGTGGTCTCGCCGGTGTGCCCGCGTGGGCGCTCAACGACGCCGGCGGCGGTAGCTCGTTCCTGTACAACCGCGAGGACGTGCACGGCTGGGCCTCCGCGCCGCAGCGGCTCGAGTTCCAGTACCGCGTCGGCTACGTCGACGTGGGTGTGTGGGGCTATAAGGCGGTGGCGTGCACTCGCACCGACGGCGTCCGCAAAATCACGTACACGGCCGAGCCGGCCCCTTCTTCCTAACGGTGTCGCCGGAAGCGGTGAGCTTGGACTCGCCCGGCGCTGGCGGGTCCACTCGCCAGGCGGCACCGAAACGAAGCACCAGGAAGCGGAAGTAGGAAGGTGCAGGCATGGCGGTGTCGGAGCAACTCAGCGCCGAAGTGACCTATGAAGACGGAACCACCGAGGACGTGACGGCGTCCGCGTCGTGGTCGTCGTCCGATGAGGGCGTGGCGACGGTGTCCAGTGGTGGCTTGGTGACCGCGGTCGCGGCCGGAGCGGCCACGATCACGGCGAGCTATAAGGGCGTGTCGGGCGAGTGCGCGGTGACGGTCGAGCCGGCGGCGGAGTCGTTGTCGGTGACGCCGTCGTCGGTGACGCTGGACTCGCCCGGAGGGAGCGGTAGCTGACATGCCCGGTTGGCTCGCCCTCGAGGACCTGAAAACCGAGATGGACATCGACCCGTCGGATACGCGCGACGACGCGCGTCTCGAGACCGCGCTCGCGGCGGCCGAGGCGTTCGTCGAGCGCGTGCGGCGTGGCGAATTCAATTTCGACCAGGACCCCGAGTCCGATCTTCCCGCTCCGACCGCTGACGTGAGGCTCGGGACACTTATGCTTGCCCGCAGGTTGAACACGCGCCGGCGCTCGCCTGATGGCATGGTGTCCATGTCCGAGCAAGGCGCGGCGTCGGTCGTGGCCAACGACCCGGATATCGCCCGGTTGTTGCGGATCGGGCGGCACGCACGGGCGCGCGTCGGATGAGCGTGCAGCAGGCGGCGGCCGAACTCGAGGCCGCAGTGCGACAGGTGGACGGTGTGCGGTTCTACCGCGACCCGTCGGGCGCGATGGCCGATCCGCCGGCCGCGCTCGTCGGTCCGCCGCGACTGACGTGGGACAGCATGTGCTCCGGCCCGACGGCGGCGACGTTCGTCGTCTATGTGCTGGCGTCGATGGACGAACGCGCGGTCGCCCAGCTGTTGGACCTGGTGCCGCTCGTGGCCGAGGCGATCAACGAGCACGTGCGCGACGCGGTGGTGACCGAGGCCAACCCCGGTGTGTTCGACGCCGGCGGGCAAAACCTACCAAGCTACGAAATAACGGTTGAGGTGAACCTATGAGCGTGCATCACCGCAAAATCAAGCTGCTACAGCTCGGGCTAGGCGAAGAGGGCGCGGTCGAGCAGTTCGAGTGTCAGGTGCAGTCCTGGAACATGGTGAACAACACCGAGGACGGCGACAAGCAGTACGCGATGTGCCCGGACGGCGAGTTCCGCGAGCCCGGTGATCCCGATTGGGCGCTTGAGGTGACGTTCTACGCCGACTGGCGCTCGACGGGTATCTCCGATTTCCTGTGGAGAAACCGAGGTAAGGAAATCCCGTTCACGCTCGACCATCACCCGGACATTCCCGACGAGCACGTGCGGTGGACGGGCGTACTGCTGGTCAAAGCACCGAGCGTCGGTGGCGAGCCGCGGCAGACCGAGACGCACGAAATGACGTTCAACATCAAGGGCGAACCCGTGTACGAGAGAGTGACCGTCACGCCATGATAAATATTACTGTTCGGCCCGACGGCGGCGAGCCGTTCGAGGTCGTCGCCACGTCGCGCGACATCGTGAATTGGGAGCGCACGACCAAAGGCGCATCGATCACGAAGTTGCAGC